TTGCGGAGTTATTAGAAAGGATTGGAATCAGATAATTTCCGAAGGGATAAGCTAAATTAGCCGTTTAGCCAGATGTAGAACGTGCTAGAACTACTAATTTGCTAGATCTGCGTTTTTCATGGGACTGCTTGACAAGTGGGAAGCATATGAAGAAAATAGCGGTAGACATTGGCAGAAAAACATCGGGTACACCCTGCGAGGATGCACCCGACCGAAAGGAAAAATCGTATGCATAGTAACACAGCTTTAGTCACATTTCAACATTCTTCACCTTTTGACACTATTCGCCAGTTAGACGAGACTGGGCGAGAATTTTGGAGCGCTCGCGATCTACAAGGCCCTCTTGGTTATGTAAAGTGGGAGAGATTTGAGGAAACAATCGAGCGAGCTATCATTGCGTGCCAAAATAGCGGGTATAATTCTGCCGACCATTTTCCCGGCGCCGGGAAAATGGTCGGCATCGGATCAGGTGTTGCAAGAGAAGTAAATGACTACAAATTGACCCGGTATGCCAGTTATCTCACGGCGATGAATGGTGATCCTCGTAAGCCAGAGATTGCAGCAGCGCAAACCTACTTTGCTATCAAGACGCGGGAGGCGGAGATGGCAGAGATGGAGGCGGCGGAGGTTGCATTAGTAACGAATCCTGAAGCGTTGGAGTGGAAGATAAAGTATCAGCATGCAGAGTTGCGACGCCTGAAGACACTACGCTCCTATTCTCAGCTGAAGAGGCGCGTTCTTCCCCAGGCACAGGAACCTGTTCAGCCACAGGATATGGAAACCAGCCTTGTACAATTTCTTACTGAGCACTGCGCTGAGCGCTTTACTGCCAGTGAATTGAGGCAATATGGCCCGCATAAATGTCGCGTGCATTCATCGTCTCAACTAGCAAGCATGCTGGGTGCCCTGGTAGATGCTGGGACTGTTAAGGAAGAGTGGATAGAAAGGAAGACAGCACCACGCTTTTACGTTGACTAATTCAGCAAAAAGGGAACTGCGTCATACAGCTCCCTGAGTAGCGGCGAAGTTCAATCAATTGACAACTCTCACATCGCAATCGTTCATTTTCCTTGCCGCCAACGTAATTGTACCATAGACGGTGGTGGCAGGATAGACAGAAAGGACGCTCACATGAGCAACATCATCCCATTCCCACCGGCACGTCACGATCTGCATAGTGAAAAGATTGCTCGCATCGGCGAGCACGAGGTCATTCTCTGGAGCAACGGCGCGGTGACGCTGGAACACTGGCAATACCAGATGAACCTGAACCCCATGCTCGACCACGCGCAAATCACCCCGGGCCAGGCACGCGGCCTGCGCAAATTCCTGAATACACCTGCTGTGAAGACGCTGCTGGGCATCCCTGGCGCTGAGACACGCACGACTGAGCAGGAGACACAGCTCACGCAGCTCGGCGCGCACGCCATAGAGATCAATGCGGAGAATGGGCGCATCGCCATTGGTGACAGCCATAACGCCGTAGAACTGGACGCGGGCGAAACCTACCGCCTGTTTGTTGTGCTCCGCGAGATGTTCAAGTAAAATAAGAGTGTTCCAGAATACTCTGGAACCGTGGAAGAGGCTTTTCCTGGCGTTCAAAACACGTAAAACTTTAACACCAGGCGCGGGGAGAACGCGTACAAACTAGCCTGCGTTACGCTATGAGTTGTACAAGGCTCAAAAGGAACCATAGCACATCCGGCGAGGTCGTAGCGCCGGGCGGTAGGTGCCCCCTTTGGGGCTTAATACGGCTGTGGAAGGTCTGAAAGGATCATCGCCACCTGAGTATGCAGCCTACCTGAAAAGCCAGAGCGCAAAGTCTCTGGCTTTTTGTATGCCGGGGAGCTGGCCGGGTGCTGGCTCCTCTCTTTTTGACTTCTAGCAGAATTAGCACACTAGCCAACTAGCACACATCGCACAATGAGCTCGAAACGGTGCTAGATGAGCGTAACTCCTCCCTACTTCTTGAAGATGCGTCCAATAAACCTGAAGAACTTCATTGGCTCACTATAATAGCCTGTTTTTCGAAGGAGTCTTCGTTTGAAGTTGCCAGGAGCGCGAAATGGACGCTCGACAGCCGTGATACCAATGGCCTTCTTGACCTGCTTCTTCACACGCGTGACACCAAATAACGTCTTGAGACTGGGTTTTCGATAACGAAAAAGTCGTGGCATGCTGGTTTCCTTCCAACTATTTAATACGAATCAGTATACGCTCAATGATTGAAAATGGATCAGAACGGGAATACAGGCAGGATACTGAAGAACGGTAACACAAGATGGCATATTGGTGCGATACGATATACTGTAAGGAAAAGAAAACAGGAGAAGACGATGAGTGAGCAACAACCTGAGCCTGTAAAGTGGGCAGAACTCTCGACAGAACAACGTAACAGGCTGGTAAGCGAGAGAGTGTTTGGATATACGTTTGCCCATGAGGCTCTTCGATTTCTCCCATCGTACACGACCAGTCTGGATGCTGCATGGCTCGTGGTAAGGGAAATGAATAAGCCTCTGCTGGACGAGATAACAGGGTTCTACTGCGAACGTTATGCCACATTTGTTGAGCGCCTTGAGCAGATCGTAGGTTCCGATATGTTCTTTGATTTGTTCTATTGCGATGCGGAAAGTGATCATCTGACACCGGAGCGTCTTTGCCTTGTAGCACTACGAGCATGTGGCGTTGAGATAGATATGAGCAAGCAGTAAGATTTCGATGCCTTGCAAGGGAGCCTCTAGTTATAGGCTCCTTTTTGAGTTCTAGCCAATTAGCCAATTTAGCCAGTTAGCAATTTCCTCACAATACCCTCAGAGATCTGCCAGATGAACAAATATTCATTTTAAGCCTTGCAAGGGTGATGTGTAAGCATGATGTCCATACAAGTTAATTCTCTTATATAATAATTATTATATATATTATTATTTTAAATATTAAAATAGTCATGTTAGCAAAATTTTGAGCTCATTTGACGGAGGTTGCTAGAACGGCTAATCTGCTAATTCCTTCTTTTTGATGCCTTCCAGCGGCCTGTAGACTGCTCGGAACTTCTAGCAGGGTGAGTTGCTAGAAGTCAAAGCCCATCTATACACCTCAATCCACCCTTGCAAGGGAAGAATCCATATTTCCACATGGGAATATTCATGACTTGAATAGCGTGTATATTTGTGTTACGATAACTGTAGGTTATGGGTCATGCTGTTTTATGGCTCTGACTGAGGACTGATTGTAGTGGTTGTAGCACAACTTTCTTCTGACATTATACGTGCTGAGCGGGCCAGACGCGATTTCACACTGTTTGTGAAGGATGCGTGGCCTGAGCTTGAGCCAGGCAATCCACTCTTGTGGAATTGGCACCTGGATGCTTTATGCGCCCATCTCCAGGCCCTCTATAAGCGCGATATCACCCGCCTCCTCATCGGTATTGGCCCAGGCCATGCAAAATCCTCGATTGTGTCTGTGATGTTCCCTGTCTGGTGTTGGATCAATGATCCTACCTCGCGCTGGTTGTGCGCCTCTCACAGTCTGGACCTGGCCATTCGTGATAATCGCTATCGCCGCCGGTTGATTGAATCAGATTGGTTCAAAGATCGCTATGGCCATATTGTACAGTTTGCTTCAGATCAGAAAATCAAGAGCTATTATGAGAACACGCGAAAAGGATATCACATGGCTGTGGGTGTGCGTGGTAGCGGCACTGGTAAACGTGGTACCCACTTGCTTATTGATGATCCTCATAACGCTATGGAAGGCGAAGCTGAACGAAAAGCGGTGATTGAGTGGTTCGGCAAGACCTGGATGTCGCGTATCAATGATCAGCAGAATGGGCCGATGGTGGTGGTTGGCCAGCGACTGCATATGCAAGATCTCAGTGGTCACATTCTGGAACTGGGCGGCTGGGAACATCTTTGTTTACCAGAAGAGTTTGAGCCAGCTCGCCGCAGTGCCACCAAGATTGGCTGGTGTGATCCGCGGACTGAAGAAGGTGAGTTGCTTTGGCCTGAGAAGTTTCCCAAAGAGGTGTTAGACAAGCTCAAAGCAGGCCTGGGCAGTATGAATTATGCCGCGCAATATCAGCAAACGCCTGTGTCTTCTTCTGGTGGTACTTTTAAGAAGCAGTGGTTGCGCTATGCTGATGAGACCCCGGATGCCTATCTCTTAGAGACATCTGCCGGGCCGCGTTCCGTGCTCAAAGACTCCTGCTGGCGCTTTGGCACCATTGACCTGGCTATTTCCTCCAAACAGACCGCTGACTATACCGTGCTGGCCATCTGGGATGTCACGCCCTCCAATGATTTGATCCTGGTGGCGCTCTTGCGGGCACGCCTGGATAATCCTGAGCAACTCAAGCAGTTGCGTGTCTACTACCAACGGTATCGACCAGACTATTTCCGTGTGGAGCGGGTTGGCTACCAGCTTGCGCTCATCCAGCAGGCCCTGGCTGAAGGGATTCCGTGCCGGGAATATGTACCAGTGCGTGATAAAGTGTCGCGCGCGTCCACCCCGGCGGTCTGGATGGAAAACGAGAAGGTCTTTCTGCTGAAAGTGCTCACTGAGCTGCCAGCTATCGAGACGGAGCTGCTGACATTCCCGAAGGCCGCGCATGATGATATTGTCGATAACTTCAGCATGGCCGGGGAAGAGATCACTGCCGGACGCATTCCTTTACAGGGAGAAGAAGAGCCAGAACCAGAGCCAAAATTTGAGGAACAAATTGAGCAGTGGCAGGCTGATCCATTTGCGTATGCATCTGGGCGTGGAATGTGGGGTGATGAGTGACCAAGCGACTCTCTTCTTATAAGCAGCGTGTTCAGACGCAAGTACGCAGAGCCTCACAGCAGAAGGTAAATCCTGCGTATTCTGGGTTTACCGCGCTCGCTGACATGCCTCAACCACGTTCAATGCCGCGCAACTATAAAAGCTATGCACGCGAGGGCTATGGCGGCAATGATACCCTTTTTAAAGTGGTGAACTATGGTATCCAGAATGGATCAGCGATCCCGCCCAAACTGTATACCGATCACTCCATGCAAAAAGAGATTCCATCTCATCCCCTGCTAGACAAGTTGGATGCACCGAACGACGAGCAGGACGGGGTGTTCTATCGTGAGTCTGTGCTGGGCTATTATTTGATCGCTGGCAATTCGTTTCAATTTGTCAATCGCTTAGCAAAGAGCGGGCCACCTGACGAATTGTGGACGCTTCCACCCGATCGTGTGCGTCCAATTCCTGACGAGCGTCGGGGCATTGTTGGTTATGAGTACGAGGACTGGCCAAAGGAACGAAACCCTATCGAGGCCTCGCTCATTGGTCATATGCGAACCTGGAATCCTGATGATGCTATATTCGGCATGAGTGCGGTACAGCTCGCGGCCATTATCATTGATCAACAGACGGCAGCACGCAAATGGAATCTCGCGTTACTTCAGAACTTTGCCAAGCCGCCAGGCGCCTGGGTCACGACGGCACTGCTTTCTCCCAATGATCGTAAGAAGCTCGAAGAGCGGGTAAATGAGAAAATGGCCGGGTACCGCAACGCGGGTAAGATCCCAGTGCTGGATGGTGCGTTGGACTTCAAGCCCTCGGCAGTCTCGCCTTCTGAAATGGATTGGCGGGAATCCGTCCAGTATAATGCAGGTCAGATCGCCAATCTCTTCAATATGGCGCCGCAATTGATAGGCGATACATCAGCATCAACCTATAACAATATGGAAGAGGCAAAAGCAGCATCTTACACTGAATTCATTTTCCCGATGCTGGACAAGCTGTATAGCCTGTGGAATCGCTGGCTGGTGCCTATGTACCCTGACCTCAAAGGGGCGTACCTCTACTATGACAAGACTTCGGTGGAGGTAGTGGCTACGGTTATCCAGGCACGTCTGACTGCGGCCACACAGCGTGGGAATACATCCTACTTGCAGGGTACGGCGATGCTGGACGAGGCCAGAGAAATGCAAGGGTTGCCGCCGCTTCCGAATGGAGCGGGTAAGGTATTTCGCCTGGGCGCGGTGCTGGTGCCTGCTGACAAGCTGCTGGACTATGCTGAGCAGAGTCTGGTAGAGCCTGCTGCGCCACCGATGCCAGTCACTGAACCGCTCCCGCCGTCTAATCCTCCACAAGGGAATGAGGATAATGGACCTGCTGATCCTAAAAAGTCTGTTGTGGACGATGCTGCTGCTGTGGATGATAGCAAGCCTGATAGCAAGCCTGAGAAAGCGTTGAAATGGGCGCAACCTACCACCGATTGGGTACCCGATGACCTGGATGCGCGTCTGGATGCCTACCGCGCGCAGGGAGTGACAATGCTTACATGGCGGGTCGATGGCGATCCCTGCGATGCCTGCCTGATGAATGCGAATGTAACAGTGGAGCTGGGGAGACCATTTCCCAGCGGTGCCCTTTTGCCTGAGCAACATCCTCATTGCCAATGCCAGATTGAA